TAATAATGAAATAGATTACAAAGTTATAGCTGTTCCTCATTGGTCTCCAAAAAGTAGATACCCAAGGCTAAATTCAATAGAGCCAGAGCATCTTAAAATATATAAACAATTTTTCCGTATATATAAGATAGACAGATTAAACACTGTGAAAGTTGGGGAATGGAAGAACGGTAAAAAAGCAACAACAGTAGTTTTAGACGCTCATAATAGATGGCAAGAAAGACAAAAAAATGGGAATGTTTGATGACATAATCGTACCGAAGTCTTATTTGAAAGGCTTGTTAACAACAGAGCAAGAGAAGTTAATTAAAGATAATAATTATCAAACTAAATCTCTTGAAAACTTCTTAGGTCAATATAAAGTTTACAGACAAAAGCTCTTTATAAAAAAGGATAAAGAGTGGGTTAAGGATACTTACACCGGAAAAATTAATTTTTACACATCCTTCTGCGATAAAGACGAAAATACATGGTGGAGTGAATATGAATTTACCTTTAGAAACGGGATTATAGATAAAAAAGAGTTAATTAAATTCGAAATACAAGAAACTGCCGAAGAGGCAGAAGCGCGAGATAAAGAATGGAAAAAAATTACAGCTCAAAGGAGACTCTTCGAAAAAACTTTAAGGTATAGACTCTACAACAAAATTTCTAATTTTTTGTTTAAACTATCACAATGGGCTTACCAAAAAACCTTGCCACCAGTAGTTAAAAAAACAAAAATAAAAGAAGAAAAGTTAAGTTTTTGGAAGCATTCATGAGTATACCTCAAAAAGGATACAGCGAACTAAAAGAAGACTGCCCTCCTGTTCCTGAAGATACATGCCCCCACATAGACAAAGCTCAGAAATATTTGGAAGGACTAAGAGATCAAAACGAAGCTCTTAGAGATATTGGTAAATTCTGGAGAGCTACGGCTATTAACTTACTCCAAGAATGTTGCGATTTGAATCAATACATAAAACAAATTGAAGATGAATGAAAAAAGGATTCACAGTATTGGAGCTCTTACTAACCATTACTGTTATATTGTTGCTAGTTTCTTTATCTCTACAAAGTTACGCAGATGCGCAGCGCCAAGCTAGAATCGCTGCGTGTAAAGTATATAGGAAGCAAATACAAACCTTTCACGAAATGCCAGAATACGATCTACCAACCATATCGGACTCCGATATTAAGCTTTTGGTAGAGACATATGATCAATGTTATAAATGTCACACTTCAGCAAGAATACCTTACTATTACGCAGAATGAAAAAACTAATACCACTATTCTTTGTTAGTTCTCTTTTCGCACAAGAGAATCCTTACGATACAATCGCTAAACGGAACGCCTTCGTCTTACTTGAAGAGGCGCCAGCAAAAGTTGAAATCCCAAAACTACTAGAGCAGCCGCCTATCAAACTTAATCTGACGGGCATCATAGTCAGTAGAGGAGTGACTAATGTTTATATGTTTTCCAAAGATGTCCCAAAGAGGTTCTTGACTCTGTCCTCTAAAAGGAGAACAGATAGTGGAGTAACGCTGCTGAGTGTAGAGAGAGGGTTAGTAGAAGTAGATAACAATGGGGTGACAGAACTTCTTTCGTTCGATACCCACAAGTTGCCATCCACAATTACATTACCTAAGCTAAACGCTAAACCCACTGTGATAAAAAAGAGCTCTAAAGACAATAAAGATAAAAATAAGAATATTGCGCCTCCCACCCCTAAACCCTCTGTCGTAAAAGTCCCTTCACGCCAACCTAAAATAGATCCAAGGATAATTCAGAAAGGGCTCGAGTACATAGACAGGATAGACGACAAAGAAAAGAGGGAATACATCCTTAAAAGACTAGAAGGACTTCAGAGCGGTCAAAATAATTTGGATAGAAAAATTGACGCCAACGAAAGACGCCGTCAATATGATGAGCGTCGCCGAGATAAATGAATATTCCTAAGGAAGGGTTGATAGAGTTTGTAAACTTTGTTAATGAATGTTGTGCCGTTATGGATCATGACTATGTCGCTGAATGGCTAAATAAACCTCACCCAGACCTCAATATGCAAAGCCCTATGGATTTGGTTAATGACGATGCGGGAAGAGAAAAGCTTTATCGTCTCTTGTATTTTATAGATATTAACGAAGCTGATCTTTAAGTCTCCGGAACACTGCTTATAACGGCCGTTGTGCCATCCGGAAATCTAGTTCTGGTAACCAAATACACTACTCCGCCAATTGTTTCTTTTTGGGTAAAGTTGCCTACTCTTGTCGAGCTTGCAGGTACGTCGTTTTCTTCCACTATGTTAAACTCGACCACCGAAGCGTCTAGGATAACCTCAAAATCTCCTACCGTATCGTTAGTTCCTCCAGATAGAAGGAGAGTAGTGATGCCCCGAGACTCTATAGCCTCTTCCGGAACTGGAGCGGTTATTTTATTATCTGAGTTTATTACAAAGTTTGACCGCAAAGGTTCACCCGAAGGTATTTGAAAGAATACGCCAGTTACTTCGTTAAATCCAGCTCCTGATATTAATACATTTTCTCCGGTTACTCCTCTAGTTGGGCCATAACCAGTAGCATCTACTCTTGTACCGGTTATAATATAATTACCCGGGAAGTAACTAATACGATTTGGAAGACGCCCTCCTGTAGCTAACGTAGAATTTTGAAAAAGGTCATCTGTTGGAAAATCTCCACCTTCTCCCAGTCCTAAAAGAAAAAATTGACCTGTACCTATAAAACTATTATCTAACTCTAAAAAATACTCAGTGAAAAAAGTGTTGGTAGAAACCCCACTATTACCAGTACCAAAACTATCCAAAGAGTATAAATGGGCTTCTGGCAAATTAGTACCTTTTCCAGTTCCGGTTATGCCTACCCAGTTAGAAATCCCAGATTCAAAACTGTCAACTATAGCAGAGTTCAAACCTGTGACAGATATTACCGTCCCACTGCCAACTGTATTAGATGAATTGAAGCCTGAAATTCCTGTTATAGTAGGGGTTGGATAGAAATTCTGAACCGAAGTTAATCCTTCACTATTAGCTCGTCCTGTAAGTCGGATACTATCTATAGAAACTATTCCTGTAGGCACTTGAACGGTAAGGCTCGAAATACCATTTTGACCGGGGTAAGAGCTAGACACAGCAGTTGATTTTATTTCTTCTTGTTTATAATCTTTAAAAAGAACATCTAAATCATATATATTGAAACCTGAAACTGTAAAATTTCTCCCCGGACCAGTATAATCAGAAAATCCACTTATATTTGCCACATTTACTCCAGATGCAGAAACAGTAGTAGAAGAAGTGGTTCTATCTTTAAAGTCTTTAAGTTCAAATAGCCCACTGCCTACTCCGCTATTAATTCCACCGGGCAAATTAAATACTAAAGAACTAGGCCGTTTTTGCCAAAAATTATCTATATTTACAGTACCACTTACTCCGGTAAAATGGATACCTGTGACTAAATTCAACCTACTCCCAGTAATAGTTGTAAACTGGCCTTCCACCATTATTTGGTTGTAATCAAAAGTAGAAGGAACATCTCCAGCTCCCGCATAATAACCACTAATAGCAGGTTTACTCGGCGAAACACCTAAAATACCCGTAGTACTTATTAATCCCCCACTCGTATCTATGTTTATAACATCACTTAAAGCATTAGGTGGGATAGTAAAATTTATACCAGTCGTGCTGCTTTGAGTATATTCAGTAATCACTCTATTACCTATAGTAAGCCCACTTGGTTTAATACCTTCGAAGAAACCAGATACAACAATATTATCCCCAAACTCACCGCTTGAAGGAGCTAATTCAGGTGGCCCATCTATACTAGGAGCAGCGATTACTGTTATAGATTTTAAGTTGCTACCAGCACGTCTACCATGAGCCATTATTTTATAGTTTATACTTGATCCTTGTAGCGTACCTGTAGCGAATGAGTTAGGATAAGTAAAAACAATTTCTTTATCATTGTTTAAATAGCCACTTATAGATAAATCGCTTAAATAACCAGCAGGAGCTGAAGACGTATTTCTTAAACTTAAACTTGTTCCAGAATAAAGATTGGTTCCATAAACTGTACCTGTACTTCCGGGTAACACATCAGTATCTGGTATAATTGAGCTTATAGTAGGCAAACCCAGTATATTAAAATTAGTAGGGGATGCTGCATCTCCAAAAAAACCTAACACTCCTATAGACAGTAATTCTCCTGTAGTTTCAAAACTAGTGCTTGACGGAATAGATGTAGTTATAGTAGTTCCGGGAATAAGATCATTTACTGTAGGTGGGGCGGTTCCAAATCCTACTGGCCCTCCTACGCCGCTTATTGCAATGCCCGTAATACCAAACAAATTAGTCCCACTTATGGTAATCTCATCGTTATTAATTCCTGAAGTAGGGCTTATGCTAGTAATAGTTGGAGCCCCTACAGCGGGAGTATAAAAACTTGTTGAAGGGTATTGCTCAGGAAAATTAACAGAAAATATACTAACCAAACCTGATGAAGAAACTGGAAGATCGCCAGCTGCAATATTTCCACCGCTAACAAGCATATCGAAGTCAAGAGGTACAACCCCACTCATTCTATTACCATCTAATATTTTAAAATTACCTGTAGTGTTTCCTATAGAAACCATGTAACGGTCATACTCTTCACCAGAATACATGATTCCTGAATCAAAGTTTTGTCCTGAGATAGTAAGTAGCTCCCCGCGCTCTATATTTGAAGCTACTCCAGTAATTTTTGCAAAAGGATTAAATAAAATATTACTTGGGGAAGAATAAGATATACCGCTCTTTAAATTTAAAACGGGAGCTCCAGAAACAAATCCACTCGGTACTTGCCCTCGTACTCCGGTTGAATTGGGGACAGTCACAGAGTTGAACTCTATTCCGTTAACGCTTATACCCGTCACCCCTGAAAAAGAAGTCCCCTGTACAGTTAGAGTTTCTCCTGTAGTTAAACGGTTTGCACTTAGTCCTGTAACTTCTGGAATAGGGACGAATTGATTTACTGTTATACCACTAGCTTTCGAAATATTTCCAGCTAAACCTGTTCTTAAAGAGGAGAACACTGTAACTCCACCAAAATCTGCATTTTGAGGTACTCTTACTTCTATTTCTTCAGGTGATATAACGTTAAAAGCTCCACTAACATCTCCAAAATTTACATCTGTTATTTGGTAAAAATTTTCACCTGTAAGAGTTATCAATTTTCCAGCCTGACCACTTACATCTTCTGGTTGAAGTCCGCTTACTACTACCTGACTTAAAGAATCTAAAACTACTTGTTGTACTCCTAAATTTAAAGTAGCGGCGTTACTTTCTATAGTAAGCTCTTGAGTGTAAGCAGCGGCTGGAACAACTCCTGAAATTCCTGTTTTATCTAAATATTCAAACTCAGTGACTTCTTCTTGGCCAAACATAACCCTTCTTGTGAAGTTCATGTTTGAACCACTAAGTGTAAAAGCTCTTTTTGGAAAAAATGTAGGCATTATAAATTCCCTAGGTTCCCTTCTGGACCTGTCGTGCCGATTCCTACTACGCTAGAGTTTCCAGCATTATCTGTTATACTTGCTACAAAAACTGTGGTTGCTTGAGTGGATGCTTGAACTACATTTATTGTTTGTTTAATGTAAGATCCGGCTGCTGAAGAAATGTTTCTGTTTTGTATTTCTCCAGAACAACTAAAATTTTCCACTATATCATTATCTGAATTTTTTAAGTCTACTGATATCAAAGCATTGGTTCCAGAAACCGGAAGATATCCCGTAGGGTTATCTATTTCAAAATTCATGCTTACATTTTTAACACCGAAACTTACAGAGCTAGGTTTAGTTTCGTTCATTAAATAAACCGGATTCACTTCCATTGAATAATTGTAAGTACCCTCTATGAAATTATCTACTTCTCCACTAGCAAACTGTCCAGACACAACCCCTTTTTTAAAGTTCAACATTTGAGTGCTGGTTGGTGCGGCTGACTCTGTGGAAGAAAACTCTCCGTTTAACTGGTCATAAAAAGCTATAGTAGCACTTGCCGTTGCTGCGGCATTTGGACCAAAATTTACCGAATAAGAAGTTAAATAACCACTATCAAAATTAAGGCCTCCAAAATTTCCCGAAATAACCTGACTAGAAGACTGAGGAATCTCTCCTTGTCCAGTTATGAACGTTTTAAAATAATCTCTCCCAGTTATAAAATAGTTAAATGAAAGTTGGCCCCCTATTCCATTACTTGCAAAATAATCATTACTGTTTCTTTGAGTGATTAAGTATCGAGGAGAAAGAGAAGTCCCGAGCGTTATATTCGCGTCGGAAGCTAAAATTTCATTTCCGTTTATTCTTAGTTTGGCGTTGTTGGCAGAGTAGAGCACATTAATAAGCGGCCGTTAAGCTCTTTTGGGTTCTGACGATATCATCTAGCCCTACCGACATAGATGTTGATACTTGCTTGGCATTTTTAATTCCTACTTGCATCTTATTAGTAGAATCAGCCTCTAAACCTTTTAAATCTATATTGATGTTGGCGATATTAGTTTCGTCGAATGCCAATCCTGAATTAAATACATCCTCAGTTACATTTATATTTTCAGAAGCTGTAGTATAAAAAGTTGTAGTAGGAAATTCCTGACCTACTTTAAAAACTGGGCTATGATTAAAGCTTATAGAGTAATCTGCTCCAAAAATAGTTCCTACTTCTGTTGCCGCTGTGGGAGACGATATTTCAGTTTGCAGCGCCGAAGGTAAGGTGGTGTACCTACCATGAGCTATACCGGTAGCTAGCTGAGTGGCTGTTGTAGCAGGGGAATACAAAGATCCAGAAAGCCTACCGCTTACTGGAAGCTGTTCTCCGGAGCCAAAAAAACTGAAAGAAGCATTAGAGGTAGAAATAGTGTTACTCGACACATCAAAACCATAAGAATTTAGGAAACCAACACCTGAAACTCCTGCAAATTCTATTGTAACACCTGTAGCTACCGAGTTTGTTGAGTTTTTAATACCGCTCGCTATGTAATTGATAATATTCCCGGGTTGGCCAAAATTACTACCCGTAATACTAGTTAAAAAACTAAAAGAAACATCTCCTTGCCTAGCTGCATTTGGGTATTGCCCTAAAGCTCCCTTATTGCCAATGGCATAAAAAGGCTGCTGCGAATTACTGAAGCTCACACTACAATCTGAAGCTAAAAGGACTTCTGACACATTTGCCACTGTGACCTTTACCGCTGCCTTATCGTAGAATACTGTTGCCATACCTTGTTAGCTATTACACTTTTTTTACCTTAAAATGAAAGATGTTAAGGCAAAATCAATACTAGCATTGTCTGTCGCTCCCCCTTGAAATGATTCCGAAACCAATAACATATCATTAAAAGAATACTTTAATAATTCTATGTTGCTATTATTTTTTTTCAAAGTTATCGTGGTATCTTGAAAAACTGTTTGCTCTGGTACAAATCTCATATTTTTTATCTCATAATCGTCTGGTTCAATGCTAAAATTTACATCTACTCTTACAGGATTTCCAGCAATCACCCCTGTGGGAGTAGCAATTCCCAATGCGTAAAGAGGTATTCTAGGGGTAGTAATACTTACGCTAAAATTATTCACACGGTTAGTCTCAAAAGTATCTAGGTTTATCTCCATGGAGCTATAACTAGGTATATTTAGGGTCGTTGGGTAGGAGTCTGTAGGCACATTAGCTAAAACTCCTGTACCGAACTTTCCGTATATGGTCGAACTGGTAGAAATTTGAGGTATTTCTCCAATAGAGCAGCTTGCAGAGTAAGAGTCTAGATACCCTTCAGTAAAAATAAAACTCTTCTCTCCATGCTCTACTACCCCGCTAAAAGCTATGTCTCCCGTGAAATTTTGCAAAACATCCACTGAAGTAACCGGGGCGCTAGGAGAAGCGGTGTGCGTAAATAAAGAATTAATGCTCAAACTAGCAGATTGAGGCCCTTCTGGAGCAAATTGTATGCTGTTTATACCTAAATTCCTCAAAGGAGCGGCTACTGAATCATATGACGCTGAAATAGACTGTACTCCTTGTATCCCACTTCCGTTAATAGTGATACTTTCAGCCTCTCTTGTAATTCTTCCTAACATTACCTTATCTTTATTTTACACTCTTTTTTATGTGTAATATAATAAATAAAGGAATAAGGAGAAATGGCAAATAGCATATATGACGTTCCAATTCATAATTCAAGTAAAACCTACTTGAAAAATTCCATTGTTTTCGTCAAATCTAACATCGGAGACAGCGGAATCCCTAAAGAAATCAAATATTATTATGCTTTAGAGGATGTGCCAGCAGGACAAGCAATTACTGCTACCCAATATTGGGGAGGGTATGTAACTGCTCAAAATGGCGAATCTATTCCAAATTTTCTCTGGACTCCCTCTTACAATCTTACAACTTCTCATAATCCTAGAGTTAACTCCGTAGTTTTTGGTAACGGATACGAGCAAAGAATACCAGACGGTATTTATACAGGCCTAATTACTTTAGATGTGTCTTTCGATATGAGGAGCGAAAACGAAACCCGTGCTATCATACATTTTCTACGAACTCGTAAAGGGGCTGAAAGTTTTGCAATTAAAAACTTGCCTGAGATTTATACAGACTCAAGTTATACTAAAAGGTTCGTTTGCCCTTCTTTTAATAGTAATTTTGCTTTTCACAATAATTACTCTATAAAAACTCAATTTGTAGAAACAAACAATTAAGATGCCGGATTATACGACAGCAGACTCAGAAAGAGCTAAATCCTCAATTAAGTCTTTAAACTTTGAGCTTACTAACTTGACCCCATCGGCGATGGTTACAATGTTCGAGATAGACTTAAATAAACTACTCGAAACTAAGGAAATCACTTTGGGAGAAGACGCAGCTCAAGTCGGTTTCCCCGGTGATGTTAATGATGGAATTTTAAGATTCCACAACAACATAAAAGTTTTTAACTCTTTTATTATTTGGCAAGGGTATGAATACTATCCAGCCCCAATAATTGCAGAAGGTTTTGAAGCTACTACTAAGGGCACACTACCACGACCCACTTTAAGTTTGGCCAGTCAATCTCAGACAGGAATAGACCAGCTAGCTCTTCTCAGAAACGAGATAAGAAAATTTGGAGATATTATCGGAGCAAAAGTCACTCGCAGACGGACGTTTGCAAAATATCTAGATCGTAGGAACTTTGTGGGGGCAGGTGCAGGAGCAACCTTTAAAAATATAGGCAATATACCCATCCCACAAGGTTACGAACCCGATCCTTACGCCGAGCTCCCCAAAGATGTATATTTTATAGAAAGAAAAGACACAGAAAACAAATCAATACTCAGTTATGAACTTTCTTCTGTGTTGGATCTAGAAGGCACAAAACTACCCAAGAGAATGATTGTGGCCGACAAGTGTGTTTGGCAATACCGCGGACTGGGATGTTGGTATCAAGACGGTAAGAGTGATGTAATTAATGCGGGAACCGCAGAAGAAAAAACTGTAGTTCCGCTGTTAGAGAAAGCTGAATTAGCTAGTTTGCCCGGCGTTCCATCTAACCTTACCTTGCAACCTTCAGAAGCTACTGGCTTACCTAAACAAGCGGTACCTGTGGCTAACGACAAAGACGAAAGAATATCAACTTTATTAGGAGGTACTGGCCCAGCCCTCGCTGTAAAAGATGATTTAGGCCTGTGGGACAAGTCAACAACATACGAAAAAGGTGACTACTGTTATCTACTGAAAGAAAATATAAAATATTACTTTGTCTCTAAAGGTGCTATTGGAGAAGGCGCAGCAGCCATTCCCAACTTAGGAAAAGTTCCACCTAATTCTGAATTTTGGATAGCTGACGAATGCTCCAAATCTCTTACTGGTTGCAGAATGAGATGGGGAGCCGGAACAGTAGGTAAAGTTGAACCCGGAGCAGGTTGCCCTATTCAAAAAGGAGAACTCCCTTATGGCGGTTTTCCTGCAGCTAATAAAATGTCCAGACAACAATGATTTTACAAGAATCCATAAAAGAATCTATTAAAGATCATGCTTTAGAAGATCAGTCTAAAGAATGTTGTGGTATTGTGTTAGAAAAAGATGAAAATCTGAAAACTTTCAGATGCACCAATGTATCTGAAAAAGCGGACAAGCATTTTTCAATAAGGCCTTTGGATTATGCTTTAGCTGCTGATGAAGGAAGGGTAAAAGCTGTATATCATTCTCATAATTCTAACAACGATAAATTTTCCCCGAATGATATGTTAAATAGTAAATCTCATAATTTACCATTTATACTTTACTGCTCTAAAAAAGATTCTTTCAGTTTCTTTGATCCTAACAAGAGTAAGACTTTTCTTTATGATCGCGTATTTAAGATAGGGGAATCGGATTGTTATACTGTTATAAAAGAATATTATAAAAACTTAGGCATAAAGCTTTCGGGGGAAAACAAGTTAGGAGATGACTGGCATAAGAAAAATCCCGCCTTGATACAACAATTATTTGACCTTAATAAAAATAATCCTGATTTACCAATAATCGAGCTTCCTCCTTCTAGCTTACTAAAAAAACACGACGTAATAGTATTTGAATTTATAAAAGGTAAAGGGCCTAATCACGTTGCAGTTTTTCTTGGGGATGGAAACATTATGCACCATCCCCGGAACAAATACTTGTGTATTGAACCTTTAAACAAATCCCTCACTAAAACAATCTGTAAAATATATAGACATGAGCAATTTAGTTAACATAAAAGTTCACGGTGTTCTAGCAGAACAGCTCGGTCAGTCCGAATGGAACTTGGCCGCTAAAAACGTAAGCCAAGCAGTAAGAGGAGTAGAATGTAACTCTAAAAAACTTTATAAGTCACTGTTAGAAAACGATAAAAAAAATATAAAGTATAGGGTACTTATTAATAAAAAAGATTTCCAAATAGAAGAAGGTAAAGACCCTAATACCCTTGAAGGCTTGAAATGCTCAGAGCTTGCTATGTCTAGTAGTAAAATAAAAACAATAGACATTGTTCCAGTTATAGAGGGATCTGATGATTTCATGTCCATCTTAACCATCATAATAGGCGTTGCTTTAATCGCGGTTGGAGGATGGGGTCTAATGGGGGTAACTTCCATGGGAGCTGGTGGCGCCATGGGAACAGCTTTAGTTTTGGGCGGTATAGGATTAGTAGCGGCGGGAATAACTAACCTACTAACCCCAATGCCAGAATTTGGAGATTTTAACGAAATAGAAAGAGGGGGAGCTAAAGCTTATTTATTTAGTGGGCCTGAAAATACAGTAAGAGAAGGTGGCCCTGTATTTGTAGGCTATGGAAGACTTTTAGTTGGGAGTCATGTGGTTCAATCTGCTAGCGATGTTGTTGATGCTTCTGCAGAAATTGCGCCAAAAGATACATGGGGCGAAACTAAATACGGTTTATTATATAATATACCTAACGCAGGAAAACTGCTACAAACACAAGTTGATACTTGGGGAACTCAAGGATAAAAAATGGGAAGTAAGAAAAAACAAAAAGAGGCACGCCCAGTAGTAACTGATTTATCAGCAGTAAAAGTTGGCGATAACTACGTTGTATCGCGAGGTTTTGCAGAGACGGTAGATTTAATCAGCGAAGGCGAAACTGAAGGTATAGTAAGCGGTAATTACTCTTATCAAGGTGAAGCTAACGTAACTGGTTATCAACGAGTAGATTTTGCCAACTACACAGCCACAGGAGACTCTCTTACATCCAATTTAGACCTAGGCTTTCTTCAGTCTATTTATTGGAATGACGTGCCTCTTGTAGATGAAGGAGGTTTTTACAACTTTCCTGCCATCAACGTTGAAACAGTTAACGGATCAGCTGTTGGGAATATCCCATCTTTAAATAGTGAAATGACTAGCTACGCTGGAGTGACTTCTAGCGATTTCTTAGACTTGAGTGTAGCTCGACAGATAGGTGAAAGACTTTACGGCCCAGAGATACAAGGGGGAGAAGAAACTCCTACAGATACAAAACCCGCCACCTTAAAGCCGGGAGTAAAGATAGATAAATACTCAAAAACATATACCGTTCTAAATAAAGAGTTATCTAAAATAGAAGTTAACGTAAAAATACAAGCTTTATTTGAAAGTGTTCAATCTGGTCCAAAAACTTATAAAAAAACCAGCGAGTTAAAAAAATGCAGAAAAGCTTCTACTGGCTTTGGCGACACTAAAGCTCGTACTATTGAGTACAATATTTACTACCAACCTATGTTTGACGTTAGGTTTGAGCAGTCCACTACAACTTCAGGAAGCAATGTGGTAACCC